AGATGACGCATCTTTGTTTAGCAGATACTGGAACTGTTGCTTGTGCTCATCATCAAGTTGAGCATAACAAGCAGCGATGCGCTTTGCTGAAAAATTGTCTAGGTTCTGAACACCACCGTCAGCAAATTGGATCCTTGCGAATGATGCTTCACCGCTGGGGTTGAGTTCAGAAGTTGCTACATCGAGAGCAACTTGGATTACATCTTGGTTTTCTGTCATAATATTTCCTGTGGGTTCAAATGAGTTTCTTTGTTGAACACGCTTCTGCTGTTCAGATGCCTTTTTCTTGAAATCAGAAAGGCGGGCTTTCATGAGAGTATCCATTTCTCTCGTCTTGTTCATCATCTTCTCTTTCGCTTCTTTGCGCTTCTGTTGAAGATCCTTAGAGCGATTGAGTTTCTTTTGTTGTTGAATTTGCTTCTGTGCCCTTTCAGTATCGGACACAAGTGCCTCATCAATTTGCGTTTCTAGATGTTCTTTCATTTTTCTGTGTTGAATACGATTGAAAAGGGCACGGGCGCCTTTACTGCGACCATCTACTTTATCTTGATTACCTTTCTTATATTTACGATTTTGTTTTGGATTTACCATAACAAAAGCAGGAGGTAGTGCCAGACCTTCGCCAGATCCAGCAACGTTCATCATTTCATTCATATTAGGTTTAGACTTTTCAGACATTCCTGATCAAAATCCTTTGTAAGTGAAGGTGGTAATCTATTTAGAAACAACATAAACGCCTTTATTTGAGGCCAATACGTTGCTTCGGTTTTATAAAAGAGCAGCGGTGTTGCTGCATCATCAAACACATTATACAATACTATCACATGATTTAGAATGAGATGGGTTTTCAATTCACCCGTCGTTTCGTATCTCTTTAGTAATCTTTTAATGTATTTGAAGCGTTTGAGGTCTTCTTCAAAATCACTATAGGTTACTGACGACGGGTTGTTGTAGTTTTGAATGGCAAAGAATAACCAATTCTCATGGTTCAATTCACTAAAGTTCATAAATTAGGTGCCAAATGTAAGTGTGGCAGCTCCGTTAGAAATGACTTCTTCAGTTCCACCTGCTGATGTGATCTTCACTCTATACTTATAACCATCTCTAGATGCACTAGCAAGACCAGAGTAGGTTAGAGTTGCTGATGTGAAACCAGCATAGGTGATACCGCTGTCAAGAGAAGCAGTAACGTTCTTCCAAGTTGTTCCATTTGCTGTCTGACGCTGCCAAACATAAGTAAGAGCACCAGGAGTTCCTGTTGTGGTTGTAGTAAGTGTGAATGAACCAGCACCAGTTACTGATGTGGAGTTTGCAGGTTGAACGCTAATTGTTACAGCAGATGCTACATCAGCAGCAACCTTATCGTCTAGGTCAGCAGCATTTACAGGAGCATCTTTGAATGCTACTAGGTGCTGTGCCTTGTGACGGGTATTGCCATCAGAATCAGTATAGGTCATATACTCCCACCAACCAGGGGCAGTCAAACCACGCTGTCTGTTCTCATCTAGTGTTGCTTCTACGTCATCAATAAAGACTGTCTTTCGAGCAGCAGTAGCATAACCCTGTGCTCCAACAACTGTGCTATCGCCATCAACAATCAGGGTGTCGTCCCAGTCATACTTATCCACAGAGTTCTTTTCTGTAGTGTTTAGAACGATCAAGCTTTGTGCGTTTGTTTCAGCACGACTATACAGGGTCATGGATACACTCCAAATATTTCCGATTTCTAAAATTTATTTATAAAAAAGGGAGACCCTATTTATGGTCTCCCTTACGTAATACAATTTGTAAGAACTTTGTGATTATATCTAGCAAACCATTTTCCTCAAATCTTTTTGTTTTTGCTAACCACTCAGAAGCAGTTAGCAGAAGACCTAGGACTATGGTTACACCCCAGTTAGTTACAAAGCAGGTAATCATGCTTCAGCTTGTGGTTTGAAGAGAAGCTCTTTGACAGTCGCAAATACAGCATCATCGATACTGTTGTCAGTTGATTTTACATACTTACCAAGAAGTTCAAGAACAAGGTTCTTGACTGCTGGATGTGTAGCAATCTGAAGAAGAATTGGTTTTACAACCGCTACTACTGCGCCCATGGTTCTATTCTGAATGGAACAGATCTATTTATCCCTTCCTGCTTTTTACGTAGTCGGCAGATGACATAATATAATCTGCCGCAAGGGTTATCTTAGATTGCACCCACTCTGGTAAATTTTCATCTGGTTTCAGAATGTCATGAAGTTCTTGAGCATTACGAATAACTCCTCTAAGTTGAGTTTTTGTCATGTCTCCTTCATAATCATACTCACCCTTATCATAATTTTCTCGTTGAATATCTGGGTGGGGAGCATAGAGTGGTCCAGGATAGTTACCACCAAATACAATACTTTCTTTGGTAACCATTCCTTTGGCACCATCCTTTACGGTTGGCATCACTTCAACAGTTGCTTTCTTTTTACCTTTGCGTTCTTTCTTTTCGCAACCACACTCTTCGCAGAACTGTCTATAGGTCTTCATGACTTTTTTTTCATCGCCATGATCTTACCAATCTTCTTACGGCGAGCAGCAAGGTACTTGTCTGACTTATCCTTGTCACCATCGTTATCAATATCACCGTCTTCCTTACCGACAGGATCCATACCTTCCTTCTTCATCTCCATCTTCTCATGCTTCTTCTTAGAAGACTTACCCATCTTCTCTTCTTTATCATCTTCACAATACTCTTCCTTCATTCCCTTATTCTTTGCTTTCCAAGCAGTAGCATAAGCGATTGACTTTTCTTTATCACTCAAACCATCCTTTGAATATCCTTTCTTGATGTGCTTGACCATACGCTCATACTTTGCGCCAGGAGGTGCCTTCTCTTGGAGTTCGTCACCTTCTGGTTCGAAACCAGCCTTCACACATTCATCTTTACCATTCTTTGTGCCAGCATACTTGTAACCTTTCCAGCAAGCTTTGCCGTCAGCACCTTTTATCTTTTCAATAACATATGTTGATCCATCTAGTTCATACTCTTCTCTTTCTAGAACCTCATACTCTTCCTTAGTTGCCAACTGCGCCTTTGGACTTTCTTTCTTGGCAGTCTTTTTCTTTGTTGTAGTATGCTCAATCTCAGCACCATGGGATTGAGGATCCATACCATCAAATGCTTCAGAAAGGTAAAGATCTACAGGTTCTGTATTCTGGAAGCAATCGCCTCCCATCCACTTACCATAAGCTTCCATCAAACCTGATGAAAACTCGTCACTATTCTGAACTGTATTAATTGGTTTCTGATACTTCATCGTTATAGAAAGAGGTTCTTCTCAGATTATTTATAGATCTTATATTCTTGATCCACTCTCTGAACATCTCGCCATCTTCAGTAATGATGATAGCATAGTTTCCACCAACACGATGAATGGTTCCTCTCTCTCCGTTGCGAGAAGACATAACAAAGTCTCCCTCCTTGAACACCTCATCGTGGCGTTGTTGTTGGCGTAGTGCCTCTTCACGTAGTTTCTTGAAATCTTTCATTAGTCTCTAACCTTCACATAAGATGAATTGTAAAAATAACTTGTCTTGAGTAGTCCAGAATCATCAAAGATCTGTAGTCCCTGAGATCCCGCATATAGATACAAAGACTTCAGTACATTATTTTTTATAGTTGCTTGTATCTGGTTACTGGTCATAATCCACCCTAACTCCACAGGACCAATCTTAGATTTAAAATAAGTTAGAGCTTTCTGAGGATTAGATTCAATACCAAATCCAGTTTCACCAGATAAAGTCTCAATATACGAAGAAAATAAATCAATCCACCCAGAATGTTTGACTATAGCATTAATGTCCTCATTATCAGTAAAGAACTTTTGCCTAGATTTATTGATAATCTTATTCGTAAACTCTTTTGCTAGTTTTTCTGGAAAATTATTATTTTCTAAAAACTTTTTTCTGACTTCCTTTATCTTATTATAGATGGTTGAACTAGTCATATCTATAATCATCGCTGCTGGGCCTGCGGCAACTTTTCCTTGTTTAGCAGAAGATCCATCAATTCCAAGTTCGAACTGAACACCAGTTGAAGGACCAAAATTTCTACAATCAAAAAAGTAACTATATGATTTTTTAGTTTTGTTTTTAGTTCCAGCAACAGAAATAGTGTATTCTACTGTAAAGTAAATGTAGATCTTCTGTGCTGTTTTTTCCCAACTAACTCTCATATCTTTAACTTCAATACTATAGTCATCAATAGATGGATTTGAGATTAGATCAACTTTAGTGGTTTTCAAAGCTTTCTTCAAAGATATAGGAATCAAAGTTCCATTAAGAATATTCTCATGAATCCATGAGTTATATCTTACCAACTCTGCCATATCTTCTTTGACTTTTCCATCAGATGGAGATATATTTTTCTTTCTGAACTTGTTATACTCAGCCAGAGTTCCTTTGAAGAATCCCCTAGAAGCTTGAGGTCCTTCTTGAAATCGTTTTAAATTTTTGGAGATGGCAAAGATATCAGCAGGATTCCATTTATCAGCATTAGCAGTTCCATATCTGGGAACATCAGCAGCAATATTATTTGCTGATCTTAGATGCTTTGCCAATACCAAGTTAAACTTATTTGTCCATTTACTTTTGAACCATTCTATTTCTTTAGCACCAGCAAAGAAAAAATCATACTGAGTTCCATTTTTTAGATATGGAGAAGCATATAAAGCATTTGCTACGTTGGTTCCTGACTTTATCCATTCACCTTCATTTATTCCAAATTCAAATACTAATTCTGTATTGAGTGTAGTGACAACATCTCTGCTTATAATATTCTTTACTTTAATGTCTCCATTTCTCCCATCCATCAAAAACTGTTTAAACTCAGCTTCTGTGATGGCAGACCCCTTATCCTGTCTAAATGCTAAAGCATAACATGTTAATGTCTCTGTCCAATCAGATGTTTTTCCTGAGAATCTAGAATCGGATTTTTTTGCATAAGTGGAGACGGTAGCTTTTTCAATCTTACCAAGTCGATAGATTTCTATTTTTCCATCGGCAATATTCTGAAACTCTATCTCTCTCCAATTAGGTTTTGATCTTTTGGCATCAAAGTCTTCATCAGCAAAAATATCTTCGAGGATAGATTTATCACTAACATCTAAACCCCACTCCACAAACACATCGTAAACTTCTAAAATCTTTTTTACTTTTGCTCCAGCTGTATAAACTCTACGGGTAGGAACTTTTTCACCAGGGAAAAATACCTCTTTTCCATCTCGCAAAACAGATACAAATGGATCTAGATATTTTACTTTGCCACCGTTATATATTTCACTTATTACGCTACTCATGGAAGGTTACCTTTTACTGCTTTGAACAAACGGGTTTTGAAATCTTTGTTTCTTTTTAGATGAGTGGGAAGACCAGAGACGAACGTTTTCAAATCCATCTCAGCAATCGCCTTTCTCATTTTGCTAGCAGACATACCAGCAACACCTTCAGCATCTGGATCTCTAGTACCAGCACTCTTTATTTCAATCGTATTCATTTTGTAATCCGTTCCATTATATTTTTTGATGAACTGGAAGGCAGGAACACGATCAGAACCAACTACGAAGATGGCATCCGTATATCCCTTTTCTTCCAACCACTTCAACGCTTTGATAGCATCTTTGATATTAGTATCATAGACAATAGAAGACTTGTGATCTGGAAACATCTCTTTCATGAACCCAACCTTGTCCTCTGGATCCAAAGGATTTTTACCTTTGTTATCTACAGTGTGACTGGGAAACACATAGTAGTCATTACTACCAGCATACTCTTTGACCTTATTTATCAGCAGCTCATGTCCAGTGGTAGGAGGATTAAATCGACCGAACGTGAATACAGCAACCTTAGCACCTTCACCAACTGGAGGAGACCAAGTTTTATCCAACGTAAAGTTAGCACGAGAGAACTCAAGACGATCAACAATCTTGACTGCCTTGCCATCTACGATAGCAACATAACCTTCTGGTTTGGTAACCACAAAATTATCACCATTACGCAGGAACACACGGGTGTCGCTGAGAGCAGCAAGTTTCAAGTTGATCAGGTTCTTGGCATTCGTGAAGGAGTTATACATCACAATGAATGCTTTGAATGCTCGCTTGCTATCCTCTAGATAAGAAATGCCATTAGCAAGGATGTCACGATACTGTGCTTTAGACTTCTCAGTTTTCAAGCTCTCAACCTTTTCAACCAAAGACTTCTCAAACGCTGCCTGAAATCCACTCATGAATTTGGCGGTGTTGTTGATCGTCTTACCTTCTTTCACAAAGGAGTTGGTGTAACGCTTCATCGTATAACCAAGAGTGAATTGCTTGGTCGCTTCATGAGCGATAGTTTCAAGAAACTGCTTGGCAACAGGAGCATTCCTATTAACAACAGAAATTACAGACTTCAATACACGCTCTTCTGCAGAAGTCAAACCAGACTTGGCGCTGATGTTATCTACCGTAGCAGATGCAAGGAATACATTGCGGGTGGATTTAAGATTGAATTGATCAACACCAAATCCAGCACCCATCTCAAGCAGAGTATTACCACCGCTATAGTAAGTGTGAAACACAACTCCAACTTGTGCTGCTTTTACTGCTTTGCCAAGATCACTATCAACGGGCCAAGCATACGTCAGAGTATTAGGCGTTGCCGTATAGAAATGATCACCATCGATAGTCTTGGATTGAATATCCTCTTTGCTGAAAAGAAGGTCTCCCTGAATAACTCCCTTGACTTTCAGTTCAGGAAAATACTTTAGACAATACTTTAGCTTCGTAGCAAGATCAGGAATATGTCCATGATTTTTATCGATATCTGCATCGGTAAAATTTACTTTGGGTTCTTTCTTGTTGAATACGGACTTAGTGCCGACAAAGAAACGACCGCTCTCTGGGTCAATGCCACAAACCACAGCAGGAGCGCCATCCCATTTGGTAGTAACCTTCACGTTACCAGTAGGACGACCACCAAGTTCGTCAATAAAACCTTGGATCAGATCTTTGGAGGCGAGATATCCGTTGTATCCATAATTTATCAGCTCGTCCTCCAGGTGCTCTAGATGCTTGTTCTGCGTTGCCATCTACGGAGAAGGGGGGTCACCCCTATTTAGGTGTCCCCCCATCATAGCACGTCAGAGGTCGTCCTCCGCTCGGTTCTCGGAATAATAGATGTCAAACTGTCCACCAGGATACCGTTTTTCAAGTTTTTTAACATTCCGTTCAAGCACTTCTTCAAACGAAACTTCAAGTGCCATACATGCTTGGGCAACATACCACATCAGATCGCCAAGTTCAATAATCATATGCTCTCGGTTATCTTCACTGAAAGGTTTTCCTTGGAAAATCATTTTCTTGACAATCTCAAGAAACTCACCACCTTCAGCGTTAATGCCAACACCAGCAGTAAGCAGTCGTTCAATATTGGCACCCTTACGATCAAGCTCAACAAGCCGATCAGAAAGAGCAACAAAGTCTGTAGAAGCGTCTGAAGTAACAGCATCAACAAACTTCTCATAACGGGCAAAATCAATGTTCATACATTCCACTCAGCAAATTTAGATAGACGGTTTTGGGTTTTGGTAAATTGGGCGAACTCTTCGCCAGGATCTTCACTATCGATACTGATAGAGGAAGCATCATCTGCTACATCATACAGCTTCATCTTCGCTCTGTCAATTCCCACCATGAATTTTCGAGAGGCAGTTGGGTCGTTGTATCGGTTTTTAAGTTGTTTGACCATAAGGCGACCCTGTTGCTCAAGTTCCTCAGTGCTAATAAGGGCAAACATAAAGTCAGCAGTGGCAGGAAGACCAAAAGACTCAGAAGTATCGGTAAGGTCAGGGTCACTATTGCCATAACCACTACGAGTAGTTTGAGTAGCAGAGACAATCGGTACATTATGTTCCACAGCAAGACCACGAAGCTCTTCAGCAATCGCTTTAACATACGTGTAAGAATTGACAACTGCACCTTTATACCTCGCACTCGCACAAATGTTTAGATAGTCTACAAAGATTATATCAGGTTTGAAACTTTTTTTCAAGGAAAGGTCTGAGAGTAATGCCTTGAAGTGTCCAACGTGAGCAGATGCTGTTGGGTATTCTTTGATAATAAGTTTACCTCTGGTCTTTCTAGCGATCTCTTGTACCTTAGAAGTAAAGATAACTTCAGGCAATTCAGCAATATCTTTGACATTTACATTCAATAAGTTTGCGTCAATTCGTTCAGCAATCTTTTCCTCTGCCATTTCACATGTAATGTAGAGTACGTTGCGCCCCTGTGTGAGGGCGGCACTAGCCATGTGGCACATGAATAGACTTTTCCCGACACCCGTACCAGCAAGAGCGATGTTGAGAGTCTTATTAGGGAGACCACCTTTGGTAATGAAGTTAAACTTTTCGAGATCAAACGGGATCTTTTCTTCAGTGCGGTGGTAAAACTCATATCGTGCTTCTGCTTGTTCAATGTAGTCGTGTCCTATGTGTTCGTCAAAAGATACTGCCAGGGCCTCCTGTAAGATACCTGGGATCGCATCCTTCGATAGTTTTTTATCGCCACCATCTGCGACCTTGATGGATAGCATGAGGGCGAGATAGATTGCTCTGTCTTGACACCATTTTTCTGTGGCATCAAGGAGCCAATTGAAATCAACCCATTCGTCTGAGAGACTGCGGAGGGTTGACATAGATGACTGGAAGATGTCATCTGTGAGATCGTTTCGGTTTTGAAGGTTGATTGATAAAACTTCTTGAGTAGGTACTTTGTCGTACTTACTGGAGAACTCAGCAATCTCTTCAAAGATGATGCGTTCATGATATTCGTTAAAATAATCTGCTTTTAAGAATGGCACTACCTTGCGGTAATACTCCTCCGTGAAGAGAAGATTACGCAAGATAGTTTCTTCGATACGTTCAGTTGCCATAAGAGAATTCTTTCAACGCCGCTTCTTCCAACTGTGCCATTATTTCTTCTGTGAAATACTTTTCGGGATCGGCAAGAATAACAGAAGGATAAACAGAGGATTCACCAACAACGATACGATTGCCTTTACGAGTGAATACTCCGTGCTCTTCACCCAGTTCCAATAGTCCGTAATAGCGATCCAATCCACGTTCATCAAAATAGAGTCTGGTTTCAACTTTGCTACCTTCCTTTGTTAGACGAGACTTCTTAGCTTCACACTTGATGATATTACCAACAACTTCAGTTCCATCCTTCTCTTTCTTTTTACCAAGATAGATGATCGTGGAGGCAGCATACTTCAGTCCAGTTCCACCACCCATTTCTTTGGTTGGAACATAAGATCCAATCACATCATAAGTGTGGTTAGTTACGATCATAGGAACATTTGCCTGACCCAGTTTCAGAGTAAGCACTCGAAAGGCACCTTTGATAAGTTGCGATTTAGTCATGTCACGAACTTGCTTATCGTTGGCAACATCTTCCATCTCTTTGCTGGTGGAGAGCATACCAAGACTGTCCAGAACAAACAGCATGGGCACACGCTCATCTTTTGGTTCTTTCATATACTTGTCGAGAATACGACAAGCTTGTGTTCTGAATTCTTCAATTGTTCCTACAGGCATGATGATCATACGCTTGCTATCAATTCCACGACTTTCAATCATGTCACGAGAAATTGCAGATTCACTTTCAAAATAAATGACGCCGCCAGTAAGATTAGCAGCAAGGAAATTACGAACGACAGAAAGAGCAAAGAAAGTCTTTCCCGTGCTTGATTCTCCTGCCAAGGCAGTAACCTTGTTGGAAGGAAGACCTCCAAACAGTGAACCACTAACAAGGGCATTAAAAATATAAGAGCCAGTATCAACGTAAGATGTAATGTCGCCAGCAGCAACCCCGTCGCTAACAAAACCAGCAAACTCATTGCCGCTATCTTTGACTATAGTATCTAGGAATCCCATTGTTTTACCTCATCTTCATACATGTTTACATACGAGTAATTGTTACTCATCAGTTTAGCAAATGCTCTGGCGGTCTCATACTCGTCAAAACATTTGATGTTATCTGGACCAATCTGCCCTACAACATGATTGGTCCAACTCACAACCCAGACATTCATTCAAAGAAACTCCCGATAGAAATTTTTTTCTCGTGTGTCCATCCAATACATTGTAGCACATTTTTGAGAGGTTCGAGGAACGACTTTTCAAATTGTGTCTGATAGTCAACGTACTTCTCAAGTCCAAATTCATGCGGCAGATCGCCAAAGAAACTAATGCAGTTTTCATGAATTGGATTGGGAGTTTTCAAATACATGAACTTGATTTTTTCACCCTCTTGAATGAGAGGATGCTTGTTTTCAATCTTGTATTTCCTGATGTAGTGATTGTAAAGTAGAGCTCCCCTTACGTGAATGGGGGTTGCCTTCTGGTAGATCTCATGGGGGTGCCTATACTTTGCCAGATTGTTGACGCCTCGTGGGAAAGCAACTTCGTTGTAGGGTCGCTTTCTGGTTTCATTGCGGACATCATTGATGAAACCGATGAGTTCATCATTTGTTTTGCCGATAATGATTTTGAAGGCTTCATACAATTTGTCTCGGAAATATGCTGGAGTTGAAGACCTAGCAGTTTCAAGACCCATAATTTTCATCTTGGGTTCTTTGTATCTAACTCCTTCGCTGTCCCATACATTGAGAATGTATCGCTTCTTTGCAGTCCAGATGCCACGATTGGCGATGTTCTCTCGCTTCATCTGCATCTTCTGGTCATAGGCATTTACATAGTCTGCCAGTTCTTGGTAAGAACTTTCAATATAAGGTTCAAGTTCCATTTGACAGATCTTGTCAAGGAACCCAACAACTTTCTCACTAATTTTCTCTCGTCCCTCGTATATCTTTTCAACCAAAGGACCCATATTGAGATAGATGCTGTCAGTATCAGAAGCAATAACATAATCAACATTACCAGTCTTCAATACCTTATTTAGATACTGGTTCATTTTGTTCTCAATCCAACGGATAGAGAGTTGACCAGATAAGGTGATCGCTTCAGCATTTGCCAACTTGTAATAACGGAAGTGCTCGTTACCAATAGCACCATAGGCAGAGTTCAGAGAAATCTTCTTTGCCATCTGAATGTTATTACAGCGGGCAATCTCTTTCATGAGTTCGACAGTTGGTGTCTTCTCATACTGCTGCTTAGCAACAAGCATCTTCTTTTTATAGATCACACGACCATCATACATCTTCTGCATCATTTGAGGCAGGAAACCATGAATGTCTTTGCGATACTGTGCGCCATTAGCAGCAACACAATACTCAGTATCCAGTTCAATCTCTTTGTTTAGGAACCCCTCAACATTTGCGCTGGGATGGCGACGTTCGGTGAGTGTCTCTGGCGAGATATTGTACTGCATAATAAGATGGGGATACAGGCTATTGAGATCAAAACTGACCACCCAATTATAAAACCCAGGTATCGGTTCCTTGACATACGCTCCTGCATACTTCTCCGTCTTGGTTGCTTCTTTCTTGGGAGGAATAGCGACCTTACGTTTCAACAGCTCCACATAGATATAGTTATCCCACATCCGAACTTGACTAAACACATCTTCATAATTCACCTTGGCGTCGTATGCCATAGTGAAGGCAAGTTCAATCAACTTCATCTTGTCGTCTAGTTGATCCACCAGGCGAACGTCATGAATGTTGTATTCAATAAACTTTTGCCAGTCGTTCTCATAGAACTCCTTGAAAGTATCAAACTCGCTGTGATCGAGTTTCTTGGCGCCAAGTTCTACGTTACAGATATGATCCAGACGGTAACTCTCTTGGTTGGTGTAAGTGAACTTCTTATACAACTCAAGGTAGTCTAGAGTAGAGATGCCAAGAGTATCTACGGCAAACTGCTTACGACCCTTGATAAAGATTTCACGCTTCGATACAAGTTTCCATGGTGACAGAAGTTTAGTGAACTTCTCACCCATTACACGATCAATACGATTGTGAATGTATGGCATGTCGAACAGTTGAACGTTCCAACCAGTAATCACATCTGGAAAGTTTGCTTGCCAGAATTCAAGGAATGCTCCCAACATGCTCTCTTCATGGCGGAAATGCATGTAGTCCACCATGGGGTCTTTGTTATTGAATGGTCGTGCCCCGAACACAGTAATTCGACCAGTGAAGCTGTCTTTGATAGAGATGGCAAGGATCTCCTGATCGGCAGTTTCAACGTTAGGGAAACCGTTTTCGGCAGCAGTTTCAATGTCGATTGTAAATACACGGATCTTATTACTGTCGAACTTAACTTCTTCTTCTGGGTGTTCTTCAGCAATATATTGATAAAGGAAGCGAGTATTGCCATAGATCTCAAAGTCGTCTACTTCTTTGTATTGCTTTACAAAATCTCGTGCCTCAGTAATAGAACCAAACTTATGTGGTTCCACGCAATCACCCTCAAGGGTACGCCATTCAGAATAGTTCTTTGTAGGCAAGTACAGCGTGGGGTTGAAGGGAACCTTCACGCTGTAGCGATTGCCATTTTCATAACCACGGACTAGCAAACGGTTGCCAGCTTGTTCAACATTAGTATAAAACTTCATTCAGATTTTGGCGGATCAACTTTAAGTAGATAAGCAGCAAGAAGTTTGGTGCTTGGATTGACAAGTGTGGTGATGTCAGAAGACCTAACGATCACCTCACGATCATTTGAATGGGGAGGCCATGGGGTGATATCTCCATCATATTCTACCATGTAGGGATCACGCAGGACGCAATCGGGGTCACCTATCGAAGTGGCACCCTCGATCTCCTCCACCTGGGCGATGATCCAATCATTCGCCAGCTTCAGTAGGTTCGCTGCTATTTCCATTAGGCTCCTCAAAGAAAATATTATTTGTATCAACGCCAAGTTCAACTAGGCGATTGACATAGTTATCAAGTACTCCATTATCAGGAAATACAACACTGATAATATGAGAACCACTAATTCTATGTTCTTCTACAGGACTGTATGGACAGAACCTAGTGTAGTTAATGGCAATATCTCCATCCTCATTACGTTCTCCAAGGGTAAGAACATATGGATAGATCAAACGATATCCAACGATATCTTCGTTATCTCCTTTAACATCACCAAATAAGCACAGCACATTATCGCCAGTAACTAACTTAACGATCCTGACAAAGTGGTTTTGCTTCAACTCAGACATTTGCTTCTATCTCCTGTTTTTGTTCTAATTTAGTTTCATAAGCTTTTTGCAATCCTGGTTCAGGACTACTGATTGTCATAACACAATCATACGGAATTTTAAACATGGTATCTGGAGAATATGGGTTCCACTTACTAAAGCGAACCTGATATTCCATACCACGTGCTTCTGTCAGATACTGTGGGATTGCGCCATCCAGACTTAAAACATAAGGTTCGTCCATCAAAAGACAAATTCCTTTTTTATTATCGTCTTCGCCATCGAAGACTTCTTTAAGTTCCGTGATAATTCGTTCACCTGTCTTTAATGTAATAATTGATACTGCCATAGTTTAGTGTAGGTGTATTATTAGTTTAGCATTAAAAAAGGGCACCGTCAAGTGCCCGAATATTTAGAACCACTTTTTACGCTTGTCTTTTTCTGGTAGTTCTTTTTTCAACACAACTGTCAATAAACCATCCTTAAATTCTACACTCTCTACTTCAACATCTTCTGCCATCTGCCAGTTGCGACTAAATGATTTTTGAGAGATACCTTTGTGTTGATACTTACGTTCTTTTTCTTCTTTTGATTTGTTGGCAGATACTGTTAGAACATGTCGTTGAGTTGCGACTTCAATATCTTCGCTTGTAAATCCAGCCAAAGCGACTTCAAGTATGGTTCTGCCATCGTCTCCGTCAACCACATTGTACGGAGGATAACTAGATCCAGTGCCTGCAATAGCTTCCAGTCTTCTGAATGTTTCATCGAAACCAATAGAGTAAGGAGTATATGTTTCCCAATTGAATGTTACCATTGTCCTAAAAAGCAACGTTTACATGTGACCCGTTAGGCATCACACTAATACTTATACACTTCACATAAAAAATGGGGGTTATGAAAACCCCCATGAATACTACGGTTTATACTAATTTAATAGATCTCAATATACATTCCTGTAGTTCATTTCCAGGAATTCTATTGTTACAAATATACTCAAGAGTGTGATATGAAAACAAATCAAATCCAACAGAAACTCTATAATATTCTGTGGGATCTACTTTATGCAAAACCCATGATGGAAACATCGTTATTCTAGCTGGTTTATTTTCACATTTCCATGGTCCATAATAACTACTTAAATGTGGAATATGATAATCTGTGGTTGTTTTATTATCAGATAACATTAGATTGCCACTAAGAAAAGTATTTTCATGATAAGAATGACAATGTAATGGTACACTTTCCATGGGGTTTAAAACGACTGCCCAACCACGAATCCATACATCATCAATTCTTTCTTTGGGAAGATCCAAAGTATCCATGTAGTTACTATAAACTCTAGTTATAGATGCTTGTAAAAATTTAACCGCTGGATTATCCCATGTAAAAATATTATACGTTCTCCAAGTATCTTTGTAAGAACCTGGATTATATTCTTCAATTTTTCTTATTAATTCTTTAACAAAAAAATTATTAAGATCTTCTACCCATATAGGGCAATCAAATACGGGAGCAAAGGGAGTATTTGGTTCCCAACTTTTCCAACGATGTAAATTTGTATGTGTGTTTTTTAATTTACAATTAGCTTGGTCGAGAGTATTATTCACTTACCTTTTTACGACCAATATTATATTTGCTTTCTAAAGTCCATTCATCCTTTTCTTTGAAGGCAAGCACTTTGATTTGATTGAGTGGAGCAAGATCAGCAATCTTGTCTGGCGTTACAATTGTAATCAATCCCCAATCACTCAGAAGTTGGATAATACGATTGCGACGCTGAACATCGTTTAGTGAAAGATTAGTATTCTTCCCATCAAGAGCAAACAACTCTTTGAAGTGAACAATATAATACTTACCCTGCTTATGCAGAATGTGACAAGACTGATAGATCTTCTTTTCTTTACGAGAAGCTACACCAATTCGTGTCAGGGTTTCCCTCACTTTTAGGAAATCATCTGGTTCGTTCAGGATGATTTCCACCATATCAGATTGTTTCCACTGGATTTCAATTTCGCCACTCATTTTCTTCCACCTTTATTCAGTACCTTTGTAATATGATCTAGCTGATCCTTGGTGAGAACCCTGAGTGCTTGGAGTGCTTTATCGTCATTATAACCATAATACTCCTTGACTACATCAAGATAATCAATAGAATCTTTTTTCGCCCAAGGAGAAAATCTTTTCCTCGGTTTGACACTATTTAGTAGAAAATCATATTGAAGCTTTTTAGGGAGATGACAATTCTTGTTCATCTCATTTACAAATAAAATTGTATCAGTAAAAGAACTTAGGCAGCGATTGATAATATAGGGAGCATATGCTTTCTCAGCATCAATATCATCTTCAAGAATATTTTTCTTGGATTGGTTGATGCTGTACAGGTAATCTTTCAGTTGGTATGTCATTCCAGTGTCTCACAACTCCAGCAATAATAAAAATGTTAGTAACAAAATAAGAGATAAAAATAAGGGTGCGAATAATCGCAACCCTGTCAGATTCTTTATCACACCCAGAAGCTTTCTCTCCTAGTGCTTTACACCACAGTCGCCAAATCATTTGAACACGGCAGTAACATTCACAACTTTAGCAGTAGGGTTGCGGGCAAGAGCGGTCTGGCGAGCATCCTGATAGTTTGCTGCCTCAACGATCTCATCAAAGAGACGACCAGCAACGTAGAGTTGAACTTTAATTTTCATAGTTGTAAAGGACGAGTTCCTTTCGTTCTGCTTGATCTATTGTATACGACCCGACCGACCGCATGGTGTAGGTGTGTGCAAATTCTCCAACTGTCCACCCCTGGAACCGCTCCTTGACTAGGTTGGAATTGTTGTAGGAGACTAGTTGAGGGCAAATATGACGGTCACAATCAGCAGCAAACTTATCGTGATCAAATCCTTTGTGCATTGATCCCTTACGCCCATAGAGGTTGTCCTTAATGTCATAAGGAGGATCAAGATAAACAAATACATTTTTCTGATCAGTCAACATATCTTCGTATGACCAGTTAGTAATATACCAGTCTTTGATCAACTTACCATACTCAGGGATCTTCTCAATACCATTCATAGAGAAATTACTTTCACTTGCTTGTGCAGAGAAGGATGAGCTTTCAGTCAGACCAGAGAAAGAACACTTATTGATAATATAGAAAGCAACTGCACGGTAGAAGTCTTCTGCCTCTTTGTGATTTAGTTGGATCTTCATTTCGTTGAAGAGTTGCCTGGCAAGTTCTGGTGTGCCATAATCTTCTTTATAACCTTTGATGCAACGATGTAATTCTTCTGGTTCATCACGAAGGATAGACCAGAAAGTGTACAAAGGATTATAAAGATCATTCACCCAGATTTGAATGCCAGGATAACGCTTAGTCACTTCAAGTGCTACAGATCCACCACCAATAAAAGGTTCCCGAAACTCATGAAAGTTCTTCAGATCTGGCATGTATTGAAAAAGTTTAGGTAGAGCTCTGCTCTTCCCCCCTGGGTAACGCAACGGAGTTTTCAGAGATTTCAAAGTCTGGGGCATGATATTTAAGATACTCAAAGAACGTTAGTTTCATTTCCTTCTGCGTCATACCACAGTGTTTGGCAGCAGCAGGTAAGGTCATTTTAGCACGAAAGAGAGCTTCGTTTGCCTCTCTTACATTATCAGGGGTTGTCTTTACTGGGGCATCGTATAGGTCCCACTTATTGATTTTTGGAAAGATCATTCACGACACCTCATTTTAGCATATTCAAATATTTTTCCTGGGATATTTACACCCAAAGCATTCTCAAAACCGTAAAATCCTGGTGAGGAGTTTGCTTCACAGATACGGTATCCGTCTTCATGGAAAAGCAAATCAACACCAGCAATGTCAAGATCAAGAACCTTTGCCGTTTGTATAGCAAGCAGTTCCATTTTTTCATCAACGTCATAAACTAATCCTTTACCTCCACGGGATATGTTTGCTTTGAATGATCCATCGGTAGCTTGGCGAAGCATAGCACCAACGACCCTACCACCAATAACAACAACACGAAGATCACGTCCCTCTGAAAATTGTACATACTCTTGGACGATCATACTGTTCTTGAAGTCTAGGGCGGAAATCAATTCTGACAAGTCATTGAATTGTTTTTTATTCTCACAAAGATAAACACCTGCTCCATGTGATCCAGTAATCACTTTGACTACACAAGGAAACCCTACTTGTTTTTCAACTAAATCAGGATTACTCGGAAAACGAGTAAGCATCGTTTTGGGAATAGGAAGTCCTGCCTGTGCCAAAATCTGATTGGCATACATCTTATCTTTTGCTGCGATGATCGCATCAGAGTTTGGCAAAGTAGGAACATTCAGTCTTTCGAATTGACGCAAGACGGACAGATTGTAGTTACCAGTAGCAGAGCCTGTCCTAGCGAGTAGAACATCTGGGAGGCTAACAATCTCATTTTGGTAACGGATTGATTTTCTGTCATCACGAGAAACAATAAGGTCAATTTCATCAGCATAGACAATCTTGAAATCAATTCCAAGATGTTCTGCTTCTTCTAAAAATCTATCTCTTTCGTAAACTTCTCTCGTTTTACGATTTGCTAACATCCATGTTTTCATCTGAATTCACAACTCATCATGAGTTCTGTAAGACACGCCAACATATTTACCTCTTGATCAGGCACAATTGTAATATCTCGCATATATTTTGCAATGATTAATACTGCCTCAGGAATAGAAGAAGGCGTAAGAACATCATACAGACTATCATAAACCTTACGCATCATCATGCTGGGGTCATTATCGAGATGCTGGACCACCCAGTTCTTCACAGTAG